CGAACATCTTATTGATAGCATCTATCAACTACGAGAAAAAGATGAGATGGGTATGCCACGGTCCAATGTTGGTGGTTGGCATAGTCATGATGAAATATACGATATAAAAAAGTTTCGTCCTTTGGTTGGTGATATATTAAAATACGCCAAAGATTGTTTTAATCATATGGACGTACAAGATAATTACAATCCTGAGATGACAGGTATGTGGGGTATGATAAACCCACCAGGATCACGAAACAATGTACATACACACCCATACAACTATTTATCAGGTGTATTTTATTTAAAAGCTCCTAAAAAGTGTGGAAATATTGTGTTCTTAGAGCCTAAACCACAGTCAGAGGTGCTATCACCCCCTAAAACAGATAAAGCCTCTATACACCTCGCTCACAGCGTACAATGGGAACCTGTTGAAAATTCCTTGATTTTTTTTCCTTCATGGTTACAACATGAAGTACAAACAAATAGTTCTAATGATGATAGAGTTATTATTAGTTTTAACATAAATTGGAGAAACGAAAATGCCGATAGTTGAACCTGCTGAATTATTAGGTCACATTACTACTGAAGATGGAAGAAAAATTCCACATTATAAAGTAAAGACTGAGACAACACTTACAAACGTAGATACAGGTGTTGAGTATAATTCAGAAGAAGAAGCTCAAGCTGATATTGATAACCCAGGAACATCTACAACTGCTGAAAAAATTAGAAGAGATGTAAAAGTATTTGCTCCTTCTTTAGCAGACATGTTAGGAGAAACGCCAAAATAAATAATGACAGTTGGCGTAAATATCTCACACGACGCTTCGATATGCATTAAAAAAGAAGACAGTGTTGAATTTTTTGAAGAAAGTCGTTTTAATAAAAAAAAGCATTGGGAACCTACTAAGGAAAATTTTAATTATTTATCTTTTAAAAAAATAAAAAATTTTAATGATAATTTTGTTTTTTCATTTTATGGAAAAGAGGATGATGACAACGAAAAAATAATAGAAAACATATGTGAAAAACATAAAATAAAAAATTTTATTTATAATAAGTTTGAACATCATCTTTATCATGCTTGTTCTGGTTTTCATATATCACCTTTTGATAAAGCCGTTTGTATAATTATGGATGGTGGAGGAGCTAATTTAAAAAATAAAATTACATACACAGAAACAGACAGTATTTATTATCTAACTCGTAAAAAAATATTAAAAGTTTTTAAAACTTACAGCTGCACAAGACATTCCCCTCTTTGTAGTAATTTTAAAAATAAAAAAAAATTTGTTAAAATCATAGAAAATTTAAAAAATAATTCAAACAATGACAGTATTCTTGATAATTTTTTTGAAGGAGATAATAAATCTTTGTATAGATTAACAAGTGACTATACACCTGGTTTGTTATTTAATCACCTATGTACAACCATTAATATGCGTACAAAAATAACCGATGATACACGCACTGTTTGGGTAGCTGAACCAGGAAAAGCTATGGGGTTATCTTCTTACGGAAACAATTCAGGTGAAAGAGATGAAGATCTTGCTAAACAAGTTCAAGAAGCAACTAAAGATTTTACAATTAATTTAATAGAAAAAGCTTTAACACATTGTGATACCAGAAATGTTGTTTTATCAGGTGGGTATGCATTAAACTGTGTTAATAATTTTAAATACACTGAATATTTTAAAAACGTTAATTTTTTTATTGATCCTTGTCCACATGATGGAGGAACGTCATTAGGAGCTGCGGTTTGGTATGATCATTACAGATAAAGAAATAGCAATAAACAAAATACTACAACAAGAAATAGTTGCAATTTTTCAAGATAGTTCTGAATACGGCCCAAGAGCCTTGGGTAATAGATCTTTATTATTTGATCCCAGAAACAAAAACGGAAAAGATATTGTTAATAAAATAAAGAAAAGAGAATGGTTTAGGCCATTTGCAGGAACAGTATTACTTGATCATGCGAAAGATTGGTTTGAAATGGGAACTATTAAAGAGTCTCCTTATATGTCTTATGCAATACCTGTTAAAGAAGATAAGAAAAAAATTATACCATGCATTACTCATGTTGATGGCACTTGTAGAATTCAAACTTTAACTAAAACACAAAACAAAAACTTTTATGAGTTAATAGAATTATTTTATAAAAAAACAAATGTCCCTATATTATTTAATACTTCTTTTAATTTAGGGGGTGAATCTTTAGTTGAAACAAAACAAGATGCTTTAAATACACTAGAAAGATCTGATATTAATTTTTTATATTTACCCTAAGCACTACAGGCTTCACACTCCATATCAGAGTCTAAACCAGTCACCATAACTGTTGCATCAGAGCTATGTGGTTTACCTTGAATTGTATGTATGTGAGGGATTTCTTTGTGATTTAATAATTCTTTTTGTAGTCTTTCATTTTCTCTTTCCACTGCTAATAAACGTTCGTGGTAACGACTCACCTTATCAGCAAGGGTAGCTATAGCCTTCAATACTTCTTGATTTTCCATAATATCTCCTTGATTTATAATTTTTGGGTGAGATCTAATTTAAACATGTGTATAGAATATATCAAGTAATCTTTTTAAAATTGTTTTCTTGACAGAAAATTTGTGTTATGAAACAGACAGAAAAAAGAATGAAAGCACAAACAAACGTTTTTGGAAGAATTATTAAAAGGTATAATATGCCTTTGAAAGCTATTGATGATTTAAATAATAAGTACGAAGAACATAAAGAAACACTAGGTTCTTTTGGTCCGAGATTAGCGGGAAGATTAGATTCTGAATTAGAATTTACACATCATATTAGTAAAACAATAATAGCAAAACACATAGTTGATTGCATGAATGATTATATCGAAACATTAGATAAAGTAAATTTATTTCAAGGAAGTAAAAAATTAGAAATTTTAAGTTGTTGGATAAACGATATGATGGAAGGTGAATATAATCCTCCTCACACTCATCACGATAACACTGGTTGGTCTAGTGTTATGTTTTTAAAAGTACCAAAATTTATAAATGACGTAAAAGATCCGCATAAATTTAGAGATGGACAATTAGGTTTTACAGACGTTAATGGTACAAACATGACATGGATGGAACCTGAAGTAGGTCATTTCTACATATTTGAAGCACGTCATCAGCATTGTGTTATGCCATTTAAAACAAAAATAAAAGGAGAAGTTAGAAGATCAATGTCTTTTAATTTTATACAAAAGAATTAAAGGTATGCCGAATGTTGAATAAAAAAATTACTTTTTGTGCAACAAATAATAATATGGTTGATATTTGGCCTCATCCTAAACCAGCTGGTCGCTTTATTCCTGAAGAATATAGAAAACTAGAAAGACATACAAAAAATAATTTACATCAACCTACACTAAAAACATGTGTGCCTTTTTTGGACGCTATGACTTCAGGTTATATTATACCTTTTGATCAAGATTACATTGTTGATCCTATTGAAGATGATTTTTCTGTTGTCCCTGCAAACAAAGAACAAGATGACTTTGGTTTTCATAATTCTACTCAATTACCTGATTCTTGGAAAAAAATATCAGGTAAAAATGCAGGTAAATTTCACAATAAATGGTTAATCAAAACACCGCCTGGTTACAGTTCTTTATTTATAAAACCAATTAATAGATTAGAACCTCGTTTTGAAATTATATCAGGCGTTGTTGATACAGATGTATATATAAATACAATTCATTTTCCTTTTATTTTACATAAAAGAGATGAACAATTTTTAATTAAAAAAGGGGATGCTATGGTTCAAGTAATTCCTTTTAAACGAGAACCTTGGAAAGCATGGTCTGGTTTTTATCATGAGAAGGAACATGGTAAAACTCTTAACAATTTACTTAGTAAATGGATGGATAGATATAAAACAATGTTTTGGAAGAAAAAATCATGGAAATAAAAAATTTTATAAAAAAATACGATAATTTAATTGATAAAACTTTATGTGATAAAATAGTAAATAATGTTGACATAGAAAAAGATTTTAGCGTTGCCACTGTGGGTGACAACGAAATACATAAAAAGGTAAGAAATTGTTATTTAAAAAATCTATCCCAAGATTACGATAATGAAATTTTTAAAGTTGTATCTGAAGCACTTTTAAAATATGTTTCTGAGTTTAAATGGTGTAATTTTGGTTTAGCTGTTGAAGATACGGGATATAGTCATTTACTTTACAAAGGAATAGATGGCGGTGAATATAAAATGCACACTGATCATATGGATTTACACCCAAGAGTTTTAAGTTGCTCTATAATTTTAAATGATAATTTTAAGGGTGGTGATTTTGTTTTTTTTGATGAAGAGTATTTTGTTAAAACAAAAAGAGGAGATGTTATAATGTTTCCAAGTAATTTTTGTTTTCCTCATGCTGTTACACCAGTTTCAAATGGTGATAGACACGCAATAATAACATGGATTCATTAGAAATTAATAAGTATAAATATGTCAAAAACATGTTGTCTAATGACATGGTTGAATATCTTTCATTATACAGTGTTAAAAAAGCTTTAAGAAAAAAAAATTTTTATGATGAACAAGTTGGTCCTCTGTCAACATCTTTTCATTCTTGTGAATCAGAAGTATATCATCATCTTCTTCATTATTTACTTCCAATTATGGAAAAACAAACAAATTTAAAATTAAAACCTATTTATTGTTTTAATAGAATATATCTTCCAGGATCTGATTTAAAAAGACATACGGATAGAGGTGCCTGTGAAATAAGTGCATCTATTTCTCTTGCTTATTCTTACAAAAATAAGGAGTATAAATGGCCTTTATATATGGGTGAGAATTCTGTTTTTATTAAAAAAGGAGATGGTGTTATTTACAAAGGGTGTGAAATTGAACATTGGAGACCCACTTTTCATCAACCTGAAGGATCGTGGCATCATCAATTATTTGTTCACTATGTTGATTTAAACGGTCCGAATGCAAAAATAGAAGAAGAAAAAGTTTTGGGGCTTAGACCAAAAATTAATATTTACGAGTGATTTGAGTCGTAATCAACCCAAGTCTTACCAACAGCATTAGTAGTTCCATTTGTTATATCATCAGCTAAAGCATTATCATAAGCTGTTATAGCAGCTTGAATTTGACCTTTTCGTGTTTCTGCCCAAGTAAGTAAATCAGCTATTGTTGTTGATCCAACAGCATCACTTGTAGCATTTAAATCAGTATTACCTGTCATCATTCCAGTAGAAGCATCTTTGCTTTGAATTTCGTTTTGACCAGCTAAATTGTTCCAAATAACTGCATGAACAGTGTTTGGACACCATCCAGATTGCCAAGCAGTCCCTTTATCTGCCCAATCAATACCAAAGGAATCATCTACTAGAATTCTACTTCCGTTTAATATTACTATTTGTGTTGCCATCAATATCTCCTAATGCTTTATAATATAGTTAACCACCACAAAAGGTGAGAATGTATTTGTACCTGCAGCCGTAACAGTTCCAGTTAAACTTGTTGTAATGTTACCTGTTAAAGTACCAGATAAAGTGTGAGAGTGGGTGTGTGCAGTTCCTGAACCTTGGTTGCCTGTGTTTCCAGCAGACGGTGGATTTCCAGCAGCAACACCACCGCCAGGAGCAATTAAGCCTCCGACAGTAGCTTGACTGGCATTAAATCCGTGAGAGTGACTTGCTAATTGTGCAGTTGTTAATGATGTATTGGAAATACTACCTGTTATAGTAACAGCTTGGTTTGTAGCATTAGTTGCAGCTTGGTTATTTGTTACCGCTACAGTTACTGTGTTTGCACCACCAGTACCCGCTAAGTTGTATGTATTACCATCATAACCTTGTGGCATTTTACCTTGTAATTGAGGAACGTTAAATGTTGTTGAACCATCACCTGCACCATACGTTGTAGAAATTACAGCAAATAAATCTGCATACGTTGATCTTGATACAGCTCCTCCATTACATAGTAAGTATCCATCTGGTGCCGCAGCTTTTGTCCAAGGCTTAATAGCCCCTACTTCACTTCTATTTACTATATCTTGTAAGTTAGCCATAATTAATCGTTATACTTTAATAACCAACCATTGTCACTATCATAG